AGTGAATGTGCGCACATAGCGCGAACCGGCAGGTTTCGGCGGGTATATTTTCATCTTGCGCACAATGTTTTCCATGTGCTTAAACATGCGCGATTTAGCAATCTTCGGAATATCGGAGCGTAGGCTTTCCAGCCCCTTTCGCACCAAATCGCCATTAGTAACCTTAACCGAAATCTGTGGCATGGCTACTCGATGAACTTCACGCTGACCATCGTGAAGCGGTAGCAGATATACTGCACGTTTTGGTAAACGTAATCTGGAATAAACTCAACCCGAAGCGCCAGAAATGTTTCGAGCGTGTTGCTGAATTGGTCGCCGCCGGTAGAAACCTCCGCCGCCAATGCGTTTTTTATGGGGTCGAGCACCCCCACCAGCGTGCGCATATCATCTGCCATGTTGTTCCGCGTGCGTAGCAGGTCGATGTTGATGTCCCACAGCGAGTGGCGGTTGCCGTCGCTGGCTATCGCCATGCCGCCGGTCTGTGGATAAACCAACGCTGTCAGCGGGCGGTTCGTCCCCTCGGGCGGGTAGGCGGCGGCGGTTACTCCTGTAATCGCGTCCACCGTTGCGGCAATCTGTGTAACTGCATCCTGCATCGCGGTCATACGAGCCGCCTGTAGGGTTCAAGCAATTCGGCAATATCGGGGTCAAGGTGCGGCAGGTTGAGCATTTGTACGCCAAGCGCATTTGTTGAGGCTTGCCCGAGCGGGGTCATTAACCGTTTGTATAGCCGGTGCGATTGCAAGATGCAAGCCAGCTCAACGGGCTTCGGTACTGCCGCCCAGCCAAAGTAGGTCGCAATCTTTAACCCGTTGCGCACGATAGGGAACGAATAATCCCCATTGATTGCTGTTTCGATGTAGGTTGCTGGCCACCCCTCAAGCGCCGAGTTCGCAGGGAGCAGGTTGAAGTCTGTTGCCGCCCACGTGTTCTCATACGTGCCGTCGCCGTCATCGTCTGTGTAAACGGTAATCGAAGCAGTGCTATTCACGTCACTCAGGTAGACTCGGTTCGGATGCTCAGGGGTGAAGTATCGCGTCTCGCTGGCCGAATAGAAGAAGCGGCCACAGTAGCCGTCAATCTTGCGGCTCACGGCCTCCACCACGGTCTCGATCATGGTATCCAAATCCGTGCTAGATTCGTTGAGCACAGACTCGTGCTTCATCTGCGCAAGCGTCGCGTAACCGTTGGTAATAGTTATTTCAGGCCTCCGTTCATCTGTGCCATTGCGTCATACTTGGCTATGTACGATAAGTTATCTGTGTATATTCCGTGCATTGCGCCCATGTCGTACGCCTTGCGTAGCATGTCTTCAACGAAGTGGACAAACTGTGCGCGGGCGGATTCGCTCTTGGTCGTGGCGAAGGCGTTCCATAGGTATTCAATCGTTCCGCCAGCATGAAGCATCTCTACTCGCTTCGCTTCGCCGTCGCGTTGAGCTTTCGCGCCGGCAAATTCAAACCCTCCGCGATCAGCGTATCTGTCACCGAATGCGGCGTACCGTTCTGCCTCTGCCAGCGAGCCGGCCAACCCACCGCACTTTATCGAAGCCGCCTGTAAATCGTTTACAAGAGTCTTCGATTTTTCCACATCGCCGGCCTGTACTGCCTTAGTAAAGGCTTTCTTTATATTCTGCAGGCTCTTTTCGCAAGCCGTCCATTCTGCGTCCAGAACTTTCACCCGTTCCTGAAAGTATTCTTTGCCGAAAGCGAATGCGCCATCGTAACCGTAGCGGATGGACTGGAACAATGAGCGGCTACTATGCAAGATAACGTTCTGGTGTCCAATCGAGCCCTTCAAAAACCCTATCCAGTAGCGGTAGCATTCCGCCTGCGCGGAATATTCCGTGTTTGAATTTAATTCAATCCCGTAAATCTCAACGCGCTCGTACTTCTGCATGATTGCCAGCGCCACCGTGTAGGCAAGCGTAGATGTGAAATATAACTCACCGCTCAAGGCTTCCGCATCCTCTATCGGATAGCGCACGCTATCGGGCACTTGCGGGTCAATCTCCTGCATGTAGATTGGCTTGCCGTGTTTCCGTTGTAGCCAATCCCAATGCTTCGCGTCTTTGGTGTTATGCCCCTTGTAAATCTCCGGCTCGTGCATCTGGAAAACTGCCGTCCAGCGTTTGCACCACTCAGAGTTTCCCGCTTCGTTGAACACCCAGATGTCGTAGCTGGGGTCGTTGTATGGCGCGTGTTCGCGGGTATCGCTATGCGTTCCTACAATTGCAAGCTTCTTCAAAGTCTCCTGTGCTTTCTCTGCGGCGGGGAGGTTTTTAGGCCTCCCCGCCTGTCAGGTCAAACTAGGTAGCGGAAAGGTGGGTCAACTGCGGATAGCGCGGGTCGAGCGCGGCCCATCCAGCGTTTAGGGTCACAGTGCCGCCGGCGTCAATGCCGCAGACGTAGCGCACGAAGCGAGCGTCCGCAAGTTGGCGGTCAAGGTCGGCGGGGTCGATGTCAATAGCGACCATCTTGCCGTCGGCGTCAGTGGCAACCGAAAAGCCAGTTGAAGTGAACGCGGTCTTAGCGCCCCACGTATTCGCGCCAGTCGCGCCACTCAAGCGGTACGAGCCGGCCACGGCAACTTCAGCGCCGGAAGCGGCGGCAGTTGCGCACTCAACAGTCATAACCACGCTCTGGTCGGCTGAGGCCGCGGTAATCACGCCGAAATAAACGAACATGGTGGCGTGCAACGCGTTCTTCAGGTCGAGCCAGGGGCTGGCGTAGGCCGTACCCGCCGAGTCGACGGGGGCCTTCAGGGGGACGATGTTTTCCCCGAAAACGAAACGTGAATCTTTCATGTCAGACTCCTTTAGGTGGCCGAACCAAGGACAACGAACGGGCTGGTCGTGGTTGAGCCCTTGTAGGGGGTCAACGCGGAAGCCAGTGAGGATTGTCCGTCACAGCGGTAAACAAAACGGAAAGCAGTCTCGTCGGTCAGGAACTGGACGTGAATGCTGGTAGCCGCCTCAACGCCGCCCTTTTCCCAGTACAGGTACTGAGACATATCGGCGAACACAATGTCGCCGGTGGTGTTCAGCGGAGCGTTGAACTCGGTGGTCACGATGGGGCGACCGTACAGGCGCTGAACGCCGTCCGCGCCGATGGAAGCATAGGGGAACGTCACGGCGGTAGAACCAACGGCGAAGAGCTTATCCAGCTGGGGCTGGGCTTCGTTGTGGATGTACCACACAGCGTTCTTGCGGGCGTTCGGGTCCATGCGGTTGTACAGGTTCGAGATGTCCGCGCCGAGAATGGCCGAGCCGGTGTCACGAGTTACCGTAATCAAAGCGCCGGAGTTCATGAAACCTTGCGGGCCGGCCAAGCCAAGGCCATTCATGATGTCGTCGTTGACCATGAAGCTTAGTTCTTCGCGGCAGGCTTGGTTCACAATAGCCGAGAATTGAGCGGCGTCAGCCAGTAATTCGTCCGTTCCGTAAACAACCACGGCGTATTTCTTCAACTCCCACTGGATGCGGCGGAAGGTCGGCTTGCTGGCGGTTTTGGTAGCCGCTTCAGCCAGTCGATAACCGCGCACGCCGCCCCAACGTGAGCCGGTGGCGCGTGAGGTCTCGTCAACACCATTGATCCAGCCATAGTTGGAGTTCGAGCCAACGGGCAGGCGACGCACAGCAGACGAGAACGGGCCATCGTCGTGGATTGGCTTGATAAACTCGGCGACCAAGGTCGGGTCGAGTAACAGTCCGCCGTCCGAAGGAACGCCCTCTGAAGCGCCGGTGGCCTTCAGGTATTTGATGCGGGCGTGCTCATCGCGGCCCTTGGAAATTTCGTAGGCCTTTACAGCCGAGAGATTCTCGGCAATGGATTTGAACGGGCGGTCAGCCTCATCCAGTGTCACCTGTAAACCGGTCTTGTCCTCGTTGACGGGGGGGGCCTGCATACGGTAACTCTTCACGGCGGCTTCTGCCGCGCGCTCGGCAATCGCGGTCAACTGGTCTTCAGTCACGGCGACAGCCTTTTCGGTGTCTTCGTTCATGGGTGTATCTCCTTGTAAGATAACTTCTTTTTGTCCCTCTTCGTTTGCCGCAGTGTCCTGTACTGCCTCTGGCTCACTCACAGGGTTTGTGTCGCCCACGGGCATGATGCTCTTGAGCGTGACAACTGAATTAAGGGGTTGCGCGGGGGATGGGGTCAGGGAGATTTCGGTCAGCAACCATTGTGTGATGTGCCGCCCTTTCTCCGTGCGCTCCGTAACCAGCGCGTGCGGGGATGTTCCGGTGCTGTATGCCAGCTTGCCGGCACGCGCCAGCTCGTAAACCATCTTTTCGTACTCGTCGCGCAGGTTGAGCTGGGTCTCGAACCACATACCCATTTCGTCCACGCGCTCGATGCGGCTTTTGCCAATTACGCGCCGGCCAATCTGTGCATCGAATCCGTGCTGGTACATGGCTGGCAGTTCCTTGCTCTCGCCGAAGTATGTCTCGCCGTCGAAGTAGTCCCCGTCCAGGTCGATTGTGCCGAAGCGGATACCAAGCCCACTGACCTTCCCGTCCGGCATGGCTTTGACTGCGTCTGAAATTGTTACAAGCGTTTCTTGTTCGTCCATGTGGTTTCCTAAATAAAAAACAGGTAGGGCAAATAAGCCTACCTGTTTCAACGGTTGATAGTATGTGCCGCCTTTATTCGCCTCAACGTGGCGCTATATCTTGCGGCTGGGGATATTAAGTTGGCTGGCTTATACACCCTAAACGTTATACTGTCAAGTTTAAATACCCGACCTTAGCACCGCGATGTTCATTAGCTCACTCATCGCGTTCGGGCTTCTGCGCTGGTCTGTTGTCACGAGTTCACAGCCGCAGTTCCATCCGCCGCATTCCAGCAGGGCGTTCGGCGCGTTCTGGGGCTGAAAGCCTGACGCCCGCCACTCGGACGCGAAGGCCACCTTGCCGTTCAGGGCGGCGCATGTTTCGCAGTGGTCTTCGGTTGGCCCGAGTTGCCACATCATTCGCTCGCCGTTTGCGTTGGCAATCAGGGCGGTGGCGTTGTTTTTGCTTTCGTTGTATCGGTTGGCCCACAGCTTCGAGCGGGCCAACAGCGGGTCAAGCCCCGTTTGGTCCACGCGCGCGTCGATGATGTCGCGGAACAACTGCTGGACATACCCCTGCGACTGGAGCATGTCTGCCTGCGCTTCATCGCGCAGATATTCGGGCGCGGGTAACTGGTTGCCGGCCTCAATCCACGCCTGTTCGTAGGCCTGTGCGATTTGGCCCACGATGAGGTTGTTGAGTATCTCGGTAAACTCACCGCCAATCTGTCCGTTATACAGACTACGGATCAACCGACGCAGGGTCTCGTCGAAGAATTCAAAATCCTTTACGGCCAGCATGTAATCGGCAATCAGGTCAAGCGGGGGCTCAACACCTAGCCTATGCAGTTTGTCAAACGCCGACTTCAGAGCCTGCCCGAGCTGGTTCATTTTACGTCCACGCTTTGCGGGTTGTTGATTACCAGCGTTAACCCGCTGGGGGATGTGGCTTTCAGCGCGTCTACGCCGAGACGGATTGAGTCAACAATCGCCCGCACGTCATCGTCGCTCTGTTCTGCGCGCATCTCGCCAGCGAACACCGCCCGCACCTCATCGGTTGATTTGCAGTTAGGGAGCTTCTCGCGGATGGCGGCAATAGTATCGCTAGGGATGGCCGCGTCCACGAACTCCACGGCTTTCCCGACGTGCCGCAGGGCCTTGCGCTGGAACTTCTGCATAGCCATCTTTAGCTGGTCGTCCGCCGGCGCATCTGGAACGGGGTCGGGTAACACCGGCTCGGGCTTCGGGGCCGGCTTGGTCAGAGCGGCCAATTGTTCTTCGGTCACGGTCAGCCCACTAATCTCTATCGCGGCAGTCAGTGCTTCGGGAGTAGCGCCCTTCAGCACAATATCAATCAATGTTTGGATGTTGGTAATCTTCGGCGACTCGTCGCGCTGGAATAGGTCTAAACGCTCCGGCTCAAATTCGATGTGCATATCCATATCGTGCAATACTTGCTCGTTCATGTTGTACTGTAGCAAACGGGCGTCCGGCACAACGACATTGTTGTAGAAGTGGCGCTCGTCCTCAATGCGGGCGTTGCCCTCGCGGGACGAGTAGTCCGAAGCGAATAAAGACGCAGGGATGCCGAATGCCTCTAGGATGTCCTTCTTCATTTCGTTGCGAATTGTCATGTCGCCCAGAGCGTCAACGCCCTCGCCGATGATGGTCGGCGTGACCTTGCTCATGTTGAACGCACGCCACGTCATATTGCGTGCGCCACGCATGAACGTATTGAACCATGACTCAATGCGCTCTTTCTCCTGCGGTGGCGGGTTGCCGTCCAGTGCGAGTATCATGGCCTTGACCGCGCCGCGTTGCATGTAATCGCGCACAAACAGCGTGATGTATTGCAGTGCGTTGGCCGCGGTCAACGCGGCTTTGAGCGGGTACAGGCTGGGCGGGCCGTCCTCAACAAGGTCGTCTGGCAACCATGTGTAGTAGACCTCCTCGGGCTTGAACGGTATTTCCTTCCCGTCCGCCTTGCGCAGGAAGCGGACGACATCCGTCCCTTTGAACTCGGGCTTGACGCTGGACGCCAGCCAGTAGCGCATCTTCTTGGTGATGCCCGCCTGATTAATTGCCTTGAAAAAATACGCCGAGCCGGTGGTCGCCAGCGACAACTCTGCCAGCGAGAGGGTCACGTAGGGCAGAGGCATGAAGCCTACTTTGTTTTTGTACTCGTCGCTGTCGTCCAGTACCTTGTCGCCGCGATAGCTATACACCGTAAACGGCAACGCGCCGAGCGCCTTTGCCCGCATATCCAACGCGGCGTACACAGTGGACACCAATCGCGGGCTGGTCTCTTTCTCGTCTGGCGTTTCGCCTATTGTTTCCCACGCCTCTGGCCGGCCATCTAAATCGAACGGGTTGATTGTCTTGACGTGGTTGCCTTTCACATATACGAGTCTGCTGTTCATGCGCCTGTCCTTTGTGGCTATGTCATCCACCAACGTTCACCGCTGTCGCGGGTTACTGTAAAATAACGGAGCGCATCCAAGGCGTGGTCAAATTGCTTTTCCGGCTCGTCGCGGACAATGCCGGACGGCGTGCGCTTCCATGTGTACGACTCAAACTCAGTAATCAGGTTCGGGCAGGACGCGGAAACCGTCAGTCGTGGCCGGCCATCACCCTGAACACTTAGCCGGTTCTGAATGCCCTGTATTCCATCCATTACGCGGCCTTTCGCCGCCTGCGCTCGTACCCCGCGATTGGTTAGGTCGGCGATCAGCCCAGCCGCCGCCGCGTCCACAGCGGTAAATACAACCTGCTTTTCTTCTTGCCAGTCAAGCGTCATCTGTGCGATTTGATCCTGTAAAACGCCGGATTTGTAAAACTCCCGCGCAACGTGCCACCTGCCGTCAGTGTCTTCGCCGATGAGCAGGACAACCGCTGGGTTTGTGTATCCTTCGTCTTCGGCAATGTACCACGACACGAACTCTGCGTCTGCCCGCTCGGTTACGTGAGTGGCATAGTCAAATGTGTCGTACACCGCCCCCTCCGCCTGCACCCACAAGCCCTCGACAAGCCGCTTGCGCTGTGTTCCGGTTAGGCGGTCAAGAATACTCAGGTACTCAGCGGGGTTGTTGGGATTATCCGCCGCCCCGCTGTAATAGACGTGCGCCTGTCCGCCCTTTATCAAGTCGGTATATATCCAGTGTCTAGGCGGGCCGGGGTTGGTCGTGATAAGCAACTGCCTCCACCCGCCAGCGTTGCCGCGCAAGCGGCCCAAAACCTCTTCGTAATCTTCACGGCTGAAGGCATTGCCCTCCTCCATCCACGCGCCGTCCAGTCCGCCAGAACCGCCAATGGAGCGGATGGCCTCTCGCTGGTCGTCATCTTTCATGCCGCCGCTGTACACAATCGAGCCGTTGTCATACAGGAACTGCCCGTCTGATTTCAGGAACGTCAC